ATTTGGCGGCTGGGAAACGTATCACCCCGACCGCGAAAAAAGAAAAAGACGAGGAATACACGGACGACGTTGAGCAGTTGAAAGCAGCCGAGGCAGCCGAACCCGAAGAGGAAGAGAAGGACACCGCGGCGGAGCAGCCGAAGAAGAAAAACGGCGCGATGCCTGTCGACGAACAGGACGAAGAGAAGGACGCGAGCAAAGCGAACGGCGCTGCGCAAGAGATCTGTGCTCTTTGCGCGATCGCTGGCAAGCCGCAATTGGCTGCGGAATACATCTTCGCGGGCAAGACGATTGCCGAAGTTCGCGCCGAACTCCTGGCCGGCTCCAAAACCTCTCACTCCGTGCAGAGCACCATCACGGCCAGCACGGGCGTGAAAACCTTTAACGCTTTCGACCCCGCGAGCAACCCGCTCCTGGCCGATGCTCAGCGGCGCGCAAGCGCAAACCATAAGGAGAAACGATAGATGCCGGTTCAAATCGAAGGCAAGTACGCAGGCGACTTCCTGAAGTGGGAAGACAACCAGAATTACAGCCGGGAGGACATTGTGATTCTGGCCGGCTCTGGCTCTGCTCGTGTGCTCTTGGCTGGGATGGTGCTGGGCCGGGCCACAAAAGGGGCCGCGGTCGGGGCTGCCGTGGCTGGTAACACGGGCAACGGCACGATCAGTGCGGCACCGACGGTTGGGGCCGCCACGAGGCCCGGCGTCTACCGCGCGATCTGCACCGAACCGGCAACCAATGTCGGCGTCTTTGTGCTGGAAGACCCCATTGGGATTCTGCTTGGAACTGTCGTCGTGGGCGTGGCTTCGACTCTCGCCGGACTCGGTTTCACGATCGCCGACGGCGCGACGGACTTCGTGTCGGGCGACAGCTTCACGATCACCGTTGCGGCGGGAAACATGAAGGCCGTCCAGCTGACGCTGGCGGCAACAAATGGCGCGCTCGATGCTTTTGGGATTCTCTACGGAGACGTGACTGCCGCTGACGGCACGGACGCGTTGGGCATCGCGGTCGTTCGGCAGGCGATCATCGAGACCTCCGGCCTGATTTGGCCGGCCGGAATCTCTGATCCCCAGAAAGCGACGGCGCTCGCGCAACTTGCTGCTTCGGGCGCTATCGTTGCCCGCGTGGGCGTGTAACTACCAACCCTTTAGGAGATCAGACCTATGCTAAATGTATTCGCGGCTAATTCCGCATTCTCGATGGCCAGCCTGACCGCCGCTATCAATGTCGTGCCTAACATGTATGGGCGGCTCAACAACCTTAACTTGATGCCGGCCCGGGGTGTTTCGCAACGCACGATCCAGTGCGAAGAGCAAAACGGCGTGCTCACGCTCCTTCCCACCAAGCCGGTGGGCGCGCCCGCATCGATCGGGACCCAAGGCAAGCGCAAGGTGCGCTCGTTCGTTGTGCCGCACATCCCGCACGATGACTCGATTGACCCTTCCGAGGTGCAGGATGTGCGCGCCTTTGGCTCGGAGGATTCGAGCTCCGCGATCGTGACCAAAGTGAACGACAAGTTGATGACGATGCGCAACAAGCACGCCATCACTCTCGAGCACCTGCGGATGGGGGCGCTGAAGGGTCTGATCCTCGACTCTGATGGCTCAACTCTATTCAATTTGTTCACGGAGTTTGGAATCACCAAAAGTACCGTAGACATCGCGCTGTCCAGCGCTTCAACCAACATCCGGAACCGTTGCACCGCGATTCTTCGGTTGATTGAAGACAGCCTTATGGGCGAGGTTATGTCGGGAGTCCACTGCCTTTGCTCCCCTGAATTCTTCGACGGCTTGACGGCGCATGCGAAGGTGGAGGAGGCCTTCAAGTACTACCAAAACAGCCTGCAACAGGACCTGTCCGGCGACTTCCGAAACGGATTTAAGTTCGCCGGAATCACGTTCGAGGAATATCGTGGCCAGGCCTCCGATTCCACGGGGACCGTCCGGCGCTTTATTGATGCCAATAAAGCTATCGCCTTCCCGATCGGCACCATGCAGACGTTCGAGACTGTGTTTGCGCCTGCCGACTTCAACGAAACCGTCAATACGATCGGCTTGCCGTACTACGCCAAGATCGAGGAAAAACCGATGGGCCGAGGCTACGCGCTCCATACCCAGTCCAACCCGCTGCCGATGTGCTATCGGCCCGCCGTACTGATCGAAATCACCAGGTCGTAAGCCAAAATGCCCTGGGGTGCGGAACGGCAGGAGATGGACGCCAAGTGCCTGGCGGCGTTCGGCGTGGCTCTCGAGCTGCGTCCTGTTGCAGGCTCTCCAGTGGTCATCTCCGGCATCCCGCATCTCGGAACGGCTCCAGAAACGCTGTCTGTCACCAACATCCAGCGTTTTTGGGTCCAATATGATCTGCTCGCGGTCAAGCCGGAGCAGGGTGACATGGTGCGCTTTAGTGGCCAAGACTACGCCTTGGTGTTTGTCGACAGGCAGACCGAGGGCGGGGCCTATCTGACGTTGGAGCGGCAACGATGAATCTCGCAATAAAAGTCGGCCGGAGTGTTCGACTCCTGAATTTGGGATTTGCCTCCGGCCAGATGCAAATCATCGCCGAAGCCGCGGCGACTGCGGAAGAGTCGCGCTGGCGCCGGGGGCAGAACGTGTACGACCTACCCGCAAAGCCCCTGGCTGCCGCTTATGGGCGCCGGAAAATCAAGAAAACGAGTTCGGGAGTCCGCGATATGCGGCTTACCGGCGCGCTGATCGCGGCGCACGGACCGACCCGTATCGGCGCAAACTACGCAGTGGTTGGTTTTTCAACGCAATCAGAGAGTGCGAAAGCTTGGATCAATCAGGAAATTGAGCCCATGTTGGGTCTCAGCCCGAACGATAAGGCGGCAATCGCACCGGTTATAGACGAGTTGCACGACGTGAACGTCGCGAATATGAAGGTTCGCGCGTGACAAACCCCGGAATTTTGGTGGATGCCCTGGTGCAGTCCTACCGATTGATCCATGACTTGGTGCAGGAGATGGACGGTGATTCGTCTCGGATTTTCCCCTACCTCGGGCATTATCCGGGCCAAAGCAATTTGGCTCGGGCTATTTTCGACATGCCTCCGCAGTCTTTGATGGTTGCCTACCAGGGCTTCCAGGGGGGGCAGACCGGCGGAACTGTTTGGGCCCACCGAATTTCAGTCTTTTGCCGGCTGCGCGCCTCGGTGGAGCAGGACACTGGCACCAGTTACTTTCAGATGCTGCACCTGCTGGTGTCCGGGAAGCCAGCAAACCAGGAGCTGCGGATGGTGGACTATGAGTTCCATCCGAACTTCGATTCGATGGTGGACCTGCCGTCCCTAGCCAGGCAGAGCCTGATTGTCGACCAAAGCGGAAACGCCATCGACTACTACGAAATGTCTGTGATCTGTCGCGAGAAGGGGGAGTATTGATGCCGAAAGTGTGGATGAAGCCGCCCGATGGCGGCGAAGCGATCGAGGTGGAGGCAACTCCCGAGCAGCTCACGCCTTTGATGGTGTTGGGCTATACGCAGTGGACCCCGCCTGTGGCGGAAGGAGAAGAGCATGTCGGTTAACGTACGCGAACTTTTAGTCGGATTCGGCAAGGGCAAACAGACGGACATCAGCACCGCGAACCTGGTGGGCGCGACCTGGCGGCTGAACAAGCTGAACACCGCGCCGCTTAATCCCCAGTACATCACGGAAGACGACGCCGCGGAAGCGGGAAAGGGGCACGAGTTCGCGACCCAGACGTTCAAGTCTCACGTGCTAGTCGGGCCCCATTCAATCGAGAAGTACATCAGCTCTGAATGGGTGGCTTGGTGCGCGGCCTTCGGCCTGGGGAACGTGGTCAAGACGGGCACGACGAATCTGGTCTACACCTGCACGCCGACTGTACCGGCGACCTCGGGAATCGAGTTGCCCTATTTTTCGTACATCGAGCAGACGCGGCCCGGTGGTTCGGCGATTTTCGACAACATGTACGTCGGCTGCCGCCTGAAGAGTTTCATGGCTTCGATCCAGAGCGGGCCCGGGCGTAGCGCTTCGAAGATGACTGCGGAATTCGTCGGGTCCGGTCTGATTACGACTCCCAGCGCGATCACGCTTCCCGCCAGGACGGCGGTGAAGGAGCTCCCGGGAGCATCTCTTGCGTTGACTATTCTTGGCACAAATTACGTCACGCTGAAGAGCATCGTGTCGCTCGACTGGGGCTGGGACAATGCCCCTCGGGAGGAAACCGGCTTCTTCCCGGGCTCCGGGACGCAGGCCGGATATGCGGTTAAGGGCCGCATCGAGAACGGCGATCGCATTCCGATGCTGAAGTTCGTGACTCGCGTCCGCGTGGGGGCCCCGGAATTCACGACGCTTCAGGACCTCACAACCGGAACGGCGGTGATCACCCAAACCTTCGACGCCAACAACTCCTACACCGCGACGTTTCAGCAGATGGGGTTCCGTGTGGTGGAGCTGGGCGAGACCAATGGCCTGATGACGCTGTCGGTTGAAGCTTCGCCGCAATTCCACGCCTCCAACGGCGTGCTGACGGTGGTGGCCAACACTAACATTGATGGCATTTGCCAGTAGGGAGATTATGTTCGACAGAACCGCAATTAAAACGGTCGGAATCCTTTCCGGCACTCGCAAGACATGCGCCGTTCGCTTCCCCACGGACGCGGAATGGGCGGCGCGCTCGCGGGGGATCAAGATGGTCCGGCAGCAAATCGGGCGGGGCAAGAGCAAGCCGGTGCCGCAGGACCGCGAGAAGGTGGATGCCGCCCTTTTCGCCTTCATCCGGGTGGATCACGACGGCGCGCAATTCGACGCTGCTGAGGCCGGGCAGGTGATCGACGCGATCGAGGCGTGCAAGGTGGCAGAGGTGGAGATGCTCACGAACGAGGCCGTTCTTAGCCTCGAGGTCGGGAAGGTCGAGACCAAGCACCGCCTGCGCTTCCCCTTCAGCTCGGAGCAGCTTCGGTATGAGCGCCTATCCATCAGCAGGATCGATGCCGGGCGGTTGATGGAAGTCCGCGTAGCGATGGAGCCGGCGGGAGATCTTTACGACGCTCTCAGCCTGGGCTTCGAGGGATACGTGGGCGAGGGTCTCACGGCAGTCCCGCTCAACCACAAGTTCGCCGTCGTGCACGAGTTGCTCGAAGAATGTGCGCGGCTGCAAGAGGATCTCAACGACCCGGAAGCCTAACGCCGGGAGAGTGGCCGGAGGAACCCAGCCTCCGGTTTCTGATACAGCAACTCCTCCGGCGCGATGACATTTGCCCTAAGCCCGATTCATGCGCGCAGGCGAACGAGTTTCAATGTGGATCATGCGGCGAATCGGCCCAAGCTCCCGAAGGCCTGGACCCTCAGCAGTGTCCGGACTGCGGGGAAACCGACTGGAAATTATTCACGGCGTTGCCATGCGCTGGCTGTCCAATGGCGAAGTTGGATGAGGCGCTTATGGGCCCGGCTGGCGACTTAATCAAACGGTGCGGAAATATACAGTTCGCCCTTGAAAGCGGCTTTCAAGTGACGCTGAACGAAGTAACAATCTTTGAATTCCACGCAATGCAGTTGATTAAATCCGAACAAGACGAGATAGCGAAAGAGCGGAAGCAAAATGCCTGATGTAGAAATCGACATTGTTGCCAACGACAGCCGTTCGAAGCCGATCATCGAGCGGACTAACGCCGCCATTAATCGCATGGAGGCCATGGCCGCAAAGGCGGCACGAGGCATGCAGTCCGCCTTCGGCGCGATGTCGCAGGCCCTGGAAATGACGGGTAAGGCTGCTGTATCGGCCGCTTCAGCCTTCCTGCTGTTCGAAAAAAGCAAAGGCGCGATCGTGGGCGCGGGCGCGGCCATTGCACAGCACCGCTCCCAGGTTGAATTCCTGACGAATACCTACCGGGCTGCTCGATTGGCGCTAGCGCCGACGCTCTTCACCGCCCTCTCGCTTGGCGCGGCCACGGCCGCGACAGAGATTCTGTCACTGACTCGAAGGGTTGCGGGCATGGTCGAAATTGAAGCCAAAGCCAGCACGTTTGCAGGCATTGGTTACGAAGATTATCAACGGCTTGGCCAAGGTGCGGCGCGGGCGGGCAAAGAGACGTCGCTATATGTGGGAGCCGCGCAAAAGCTTCAGACAACAATTGGCAGTCTTTCGGCTAACGAGGCCAAGCAATTTGGCCTTTCTCTTGAAACGATGCAACGTGCCGGTGTAAGTTCCGCGCGCACGCTGGGCGAGGTTGGTGAGGCAGCGGGAAAACTGGACGCCTTCGATAAGGCCGCCCTTGCCGTGCGTTTGTTTGGTGCGGATGCGGACAAGTATCTGCCACTACTGGACGATGGCCTGAAGCGGAACATCGGAACACTGGATCGATGGAGCGGCGTCCTGAGTCGGGCTGAAGGCAAGGAATTGCTGGAGTTTGAAAACAGGATCCGAAGCCTTGGCGTTCACGTGGCGGACCTCAAGGACGAGGTAGCCGTAGCTGCGGAGTCGATGTATGCGAATATTGCCTATTTTGTGGCAATTTCCGGGAATGCGCTGTCGCACCTCGACGAGGACCTTGAGAATACTCGCGAAAAAATGCGGGAGGCTAACGGGCAATCAACGAAGAAAGACATCCCTCCGACCTACGCAGAATTCACGACCCAAATGAAGGGAGATGTCGGCTTTGCGTTGAATCAGCGTGCCGCTAAACGCCCTCGATTGGCTGCGGAGGATTTACTCGATCAGCGTTCGGAGCGTTTCAACGCGACCCAAGAGGGCATACAAAAACAGATTTCGGTTGCTCAGACAGCGAGGCAGAAGGCTCTCGACGCAGTGGGGACGGAAAAAGGCAGTTTGCGCGCGGAGCAACTCTTGGAGGAGCTGGCAAATGCAGAGCGCGACATCAAGTCGCTCACCGCGAAGCTTGTGCCGTTTGAGAACGCACGGCAACGAACGGCGGCCGAACAGAGCACGAGGGAGTCGCTATCTGGCGTGAGGGCGCAGATGAGGCCGGGATTTGGGAAGGAGGCGGAGGAGATGCAGATGAGGGCAGATAAGCTCTCCACTGCGATCGACAAAGATGGCAACGAGCGCAAAATCGGATTAACGGAAAAGGCTGGAGAGAACATTTGGGTAGAGCTTGCATTTAAGTTTTCTTTATTTCAGAAGAAGGTCTTAGAAGAGCAAAAGAAAGGTATGACGCAGCAGATCGAGGGCGAGGAGAAGCTGCAGGCTTTTCGCATGGATGCACTCGTCAAGCGCTCGCACGCAGAACAGACATTCCGAAATGAAACGATGGCCCTGGACCAACAAGCGGCCGAGAGTAAGTTCGATTTCGAGTCCACGTTTGCCGAGCGCGACCGTGATCGAGCTATGCGGGCGCTGGAGGGAGGTAACGCTCACACGCTCCGCCAAAAGATCGCTCTTGAGGGCCAAAAGGCGAAGGTCGAGGAAGATTACACCCTACGCGTGTTTGCGCTCAAGGCCGATACCTTACGACGCGAACAAGAAATGGAAATCTCCAATATGGAGATGATCGCCCGAATCCGTGGAATGTCGGAAACCGACATTGCCGCCCGCCGCGACGCTCTTATTGCGGCCAGCGCCGAGAAGGGCCGGCAGCTGGAAGTTGGCTCGCAAGCGAAGATCGACGACATCCGGGAATCCGCGATGAACCGCCAGACGCAACTCGTAATTGCGGCCAATCAGAAACAGTTCGACGAGATCAAGCGGGCCGCGGATGGTCTGTTTGACGCGATGCTTCGTGACGCCAAGACATTCGGGCAGGCGTTGACCGCGATGCTGAAGGTCGCTTTTTTAACTCCGATCAAGAACGCTTTCTCCAACCTGATCGCCGGCGCTTTGACAGGGACCTACGGCGGCGGTGGTGGCGGTGGCGGGCAGAGCGGGGGAGGCGGCGGACGGGGAGGCATTCTCGATCTACTGTTGGGTGGGGGCCAGGGGCAAGGACAAGGACCATTCACGCCACCGTTCGTCGGCGGGGCAAATGGGACGGGAGGTCCTAGCGGGCGGCAGAACAGTGGCTTCGGGACGCTACTTGGCGGCTTGCTTGGTGGCGGCGGACCCGCCGGGGGCGGGAGTGGTGGTGGAGCAGGAGCTCAGTCTGGCGGTTTGGCGGGGCTTAAACAAAATGGGCTTTCGTCGCTCACTCAGCTCGGCCAAATCGGCGCAACCAACAAGATGTTCGCCAAAGGGGTGTACGGAGCGAAGGGTGGGGCGATGTTGGGCGTTGGGGCGGCGCTCGCGTACGACGGCCTGCGTCGCGGCGGCGTAGTCGGATTGGGCGAAACGGTTGCGGGTGGAGCCCTCATTGGAATGAAGTTCGGCGGTCCCGTCGGTGCCTTGATTGGTGCTGGCATCGGGGCAATTGCGGGGACCATCCGCCTCTTCATAAAAGGCGCGGCGGACAAGCTGCGGGAGAAAATCAAGTCAGTTTACGGCGTAGACATCAAGGATAAAGGACTACTGGGCTCTTTTGTCGAGCAGGCCAAGAGCGCATTCGGTGGAGATATTGACCTCGCCATCCGGAGTCCGCAGATCCGGGAAACCATCGAGCTCTACGCGATGATGACTGGGCAGAAAGCCTCCGGGATGGCCGCGCGGATGCAGAGCCTGAGTCTGGTGCAGCAAGGCGGTGCGCTGTCCACCGCCGCAAACTTCTCCAATGGCATCGCCTCGGGCGGGCTTGACCAGATTGCGCGCGGATCAGCCGGATCCGCCGGCGGTGGCTTGGTGCTACAGCTTGATGGGCCGGCGACGACATCCCTACTCCGCGGGGAGGCCGTGCAGGCGGTGCAGGACAATCCGCGCGTCGTGCAGAGCGCGGTGCAAAATGCCACACGGGGCAACGTCGGCAGGCGGGACATGCTCAGCATGCAGCTTGCCCCAGGAACACTCACCTCCTAATGCCGGGATCAGTCTCGAACGCTTCCCCGTCGACGGTTCTGCCGCGCATGCTCTGCACCGCGTTCGCGTGCTCGCGCGATTACGTAATGATCGGCAACGATTACAGGAACGGCGAGAGCCAGCGGTCGCTGCTCGTCGCCTCCAGCCGAAAGGCCTGGCGGCAATCGGTTCGTTTGGCACCCGCCGCGCTCGTCGCCCTCCGCGACTTCTTCGAGGCCCGCCGCGGGAATCTGGAGCCCTTCTACTACTACGATCCCTACGACGTGTCGCCGGTGGGCTCGAACTGGGATGGATCCGGATCCAGCCCGACCGGGCGTTACACCGTACGTTTCGTGGGCGGCTGGTCGCAAGAGACCGGCATTGCCCGGTCTAACGCCTCGTTGGAGCTGGTCGAGATCAACTAATGCCCGACTACATCGGCAGTATCGCTGTACCGGAAATCACGCCGACGGGCACCTTCCCGATCGTGGGCGACTTCCCGTTCGGTCGCGTCCAGGCTCCCGAGATCGTCGTCCATCAATTTGGAAGCGCGAACGCTAAAATCGAGCAACGGTTCTACCTCGGCTCCGGAGCCCGCCGGCATCTCGTGCGTCGCGCCGCGCTCAATCGCACGGAACGCAACACGCTGCGCGATTTCTGGGAGGCTCGGCAGGGCGGCTATGGCGCGTTCACCTTCAACGCTCCCCAGGAAGCGGGCGGCACGGCGGCCGTCACTGCACGATTTGAGCGGGAGCCCCTGGCGTGGGATCAAGCAGCTTCCGGCATCTGCTCCGTCGGCTTGGTCATCGTCGAAATCCCGACGACGTCGCCGGCGTACACTTTGAACTCGACGGAAAGCCGCTTCCCCGGGGCAAGCCTTAAAACGGCGTTGCTGAGCCAGGTGCAGGAGCTGATCCCGCTGATTACGGTGCAGCCGCGCGACCAAACATATTCCGCCATTTATGTTTCGGATCGCCGCTGCACCGTCGGCGGGCAACTCTATCAGGCGCGGCTGCTTGGCTGGGGTGGTATCAGCCAGTCGATCGGCGGGCAATCGGACGACGCCAGCTTCGTCTTCGGCAACGCGGATCGCGTGATGCGCCAGGTCTCGAACGCGGTCGATCTTTGGCGTTCGTCGATCGAGTTTTCGCTTTTCCATGTTGGTACCGGCATCAAACTCGATTTGTGGAAGGGCGAGGTCATCGACTGGGACATGGACGCGGGTCCGGAGTTCCGAATGTCGGCCGCCGACGGAATCTACGAGCTCACTTTGCCCTACCCCGACCGCCTGGTGGACCGCAACTGCTGGAAGCTGTTCAACGGCCCCGCGTGTCCGTACGCGAGCGTCGGGAGCGGCGGATCCGGTTCCAGTTGCGATAAAGGACTCGAGACCCCGAACGGCTGCCGCGCGCACAACATGCAGCGCTACTTCGGCGGCATTGCGGCGCAACCCCAGGGAGTGCGCATCCGCGACAACGCCAACAACGGCGTGCAGATCACAGCCACGAGCATTATTGCGGACTCGGTTTACGGTCAGGTAATTCCACAGATCTACACCGATAGCGCCCTGCCTATCGCCGCAAAGGTCATCGCGGGGCGAGACGAGGGCGAGTTCTACAACGCTTTGGGCATCGTGGGAGAGGGGCCGCTGGTCGCCTTCGACTACGATCCCCTCAAGCAACTGCTTGATAATCAGGCACCGCACGGTCCGGCGCCGCTCGGCTTGCGCACCGCGCTCGGCACGGATCCGGCGGGTGCGTCGGATAACTTCGTTCTTGGCGAAACGGGTGCCAGCCCCGCCGCGATTTACGCCGCGGGCACCGCGTTCGCTGAAATCCGGCGGTCGGACCAGAAAGGCATTCAGCCCACGCCGCTCTCGACGCATACCATGCAGGTGACGGTTGCCCAGGGGCTCCGCGGCTGGATTTGGACCGGTGCGGGAACGCGTAGCGAGCAGCTCTTGACGAACCCGTTTTGGATAGCGATTAACTGCATGCTTCGCGCGCGCGGCTTACGATACGCGGCCGCCGCGGTATGCGAGCAGTTTTTTGACGTCACATCCGCGATCGCGGCCGCGACGATCTGTGATCAGTCGGTGGCGAAGCTGGTGGGGTCGGGCAGCGAGGCTCAATTCAAATTCCGCGGCGTGTTGCAGGACCAAAAGCCGCTGCGCGACTGGCTGCAGGAAATCATGATGGGCGCGCTCGGCTTCTTCACCTTCGTTTTTGGGAAGCTGAAGATCGGCATCAGGATCAATTCGAGCACGGTGGAGGCCTTCACCGAGGGGAGTATCCTGTTCAACAGCCTCCGTTTGAAGCCGGTCCGCCCGACGTTCAACCACCTGACGGGCAGCTTCGCCGATGAGGAATTCGATTACGTTGCGAATACCGTTTCGGTCTACGATATTGACCATGCGCAGCTGATCGGGGGAGCCGCGGCGCCGCTCTTCCTTAAGAGCACGATGAGCCTGGTCGGATGTACCTCGAAGTCGCAGGCCGCCCGGATCGTCAGCACGCGACTCCGGGAAGAACTTGGCGGGATATCGTTATCCGAGCAGCGAAAGGCGCGGATGATTTCGTACCGAACGACGATTCTTGCGCTCAATGTCGAGCCCGGAATGGTCTGTTCGATGACTCAGGCCGATATGCCCGACGGTGCCGGAGAATTCCGCGTGCAGAGCTGGCGGCTCAACCCGGATTACTCGATCGACATCGAAGGCAGAACCACAACCGATTCGATGTACGATCTCACGGTTGGGCCGAAGCCTGTCGATGTAGTCGCTTCACCCGTTCCGGCCGAGATTGGGTTTTCGGTTCTTCCCGTGCCGCCGTGGGGCGGAAACGTCGAGATGCCCTTGGCCACAAACCCGATGCGCGGAGTGACGGAAAAGTTCTTCGGATTGAGCTTGGTGTATGAAGAGCTGGCCGACGTCGGCACGCTGGCGAAGCTGGTGTTGAGCGGCGCGGCACCCGTGACCAACTTCTACACAGTGGAATCGCCGTCGGCGGCATCGTATTCCACGTCAACATCGGGCGGATCGATTGCGGCCGGCTCTTACGTTTCGCTCGTGTTCTACGGCGTGAACTCGGCAGGGCGGATGAGCTCGCCGTCTACGCCGGTAACTGTACTCGTTGGCGCCGGCGGCGGCAATAAGATCACAGTTAACGGTGTGATCTGGCCGGCTGGCGTCAGCGAGTACTGGGTGTTCGCGTCGAATAATTACGGCTTACTTACTCGGCAGATGGTGGCGTCCGGGACGCCGTCGGCATTCGATCTGACGAGCATTTCGAACGTCAGAAATTACACTCTTCCCTCGGGAAGCATCAAGCTCCTCCGGGTTGCCATCTACCGTTTGAAGCACTCCGGCGTCGACGGGCTCGCCGTTGGCAGCGTGGCAACCGCGGCGATCACTGTCGCCGGTGCCGCATGGACAACGAACGAGTGGGCTGGCCGGATCATTTCTGTTATCTCGGACGCGAGTGACGGCTCTTCCCCGATCCTTGATTACACTGTCGTCTCGAATACGGCTGATACGTTCACCGTCTCGGGCACTCCGCTTGCTGATGGCGTGGAAGCCGACGACGTTCTGATCCTCCGGGCGAAGGCCTCCGCTTATTCGGCCACCACGATCGGCGACGCCAAATGGGCGAACGCTACTTACCCCGCCGGCATGGTCGTCGACGATGAGGTCGGCCTGCTTGCCCAGATCATCCACGGCACGGGCAAGGGGCAGGTCCGCCGGGTCATCTCAAACACTTCCACGATCCATACGCTGGACCAGCCGTGGGAGGTGACTCCGGATGCGACCAGCGTCTATATCGTCCGCGAAGGCAGCTATTCGTATGAGGCCAAGTCCGACCCCATCGACAATGACGCGCCAGACAATCAAATCGAAATCTCCGTTCCGGTCGACAACCTTTTGGGGCAGACGCTCTACGTCGAGGTCCTGACCGTAGACAAGTTCGACACGCAATCTCCGGCGGCAAACAACCAATGGCGGGAGGTCTATCTGCCGGGTGACGCGGGGACCGTGTCGCAAGCGGAGGTGGGAATCTCCTATGCCTGACTTTGTGGATCGGATAGGCCGCCAAGTGGGGGAGAAGTTGGGAGAGCGGCCCTCCGCGTTGGACTTCATCCCGCAGGCGCAGCACACTGCGATCCGCGCGGGCTCGGCAACGGCGGATTTGACGGGCTGGATCCAAGATGGGCTGGACTCGCTCGCTACTGCCGGTGGCGGGGTCCTTTATCTGCCCTGGGGCGTCTATCCGGTTCTTGACCTTACGGTTCCAGGCAACGTATACCTGGCCGGGGACGGAGGGGCTCGCACTATCCTAAAGCGCCGGGGAACTCTTGCTGCCGGCCGCGGCGTTGTGAATCTGAGCGGGGCAAAGTCCGGCGTGAGCGATCTGGCTATAGACGGCCAAGTGGTGACGCCGAGCCTGTTGTTGTACAGCGATGTGAGTGACCCAAGTTCGTCTACTTTGGTTGCCAACTCCTCGATTCGGATCCATCCGGGCGCCGCGGACATTACCCTTCGCCGGTTCCGTGTGTTCCATTCCGGCGGATACGGCGTGCATGTTGACGCGCGGACGGGGAACGTCTCTCGCGTTTTGATCGACGAGCCGGACTTTCACGACAATCGGCCTTTTTTGTTCGGCCCCACTACCGGTACCCGGATCTATGGCGCCTGGCCAGGGGGCGTCCTGTGTCAGGGCGACGGGGTTTCCTACGCTGTCCGTGGCCTTACTGTCAAAAATGGGCGGTTCCGCCGATCAACGGGTAACCAGGTTTGGAGCCATCTATATGACTTCGGGGCACTCCACTCCGATTTCAAGATCCAAGGGAATACGTTCGAGGACATCGGCCGCGACGGCATCATGATGGGCGGGGTTTCAGGCGGCGATGTCAGCGGAAACTTCTTCAGGCGGATCGGATACGTTTGCGAGGATGACACAAATCCGGGCGTCCCCCGCTGGGTCAGTGGCCAGTGGGCGGTTGGGCTCGATACGGCAGGGCTGGTTCGGGGAGTGAGCTACCGGGGGAACTCGTTTATCAGTTGCTACGGCGCGGCAATGGATCTGGACGGCTACGCCGAAGGCGTCGTGTCCGACAACGTTGTAATTGTCCCGACCAGTGGCGAGCCAGAGTACACCGAGGACTCGATTTCCAGTTGGACTGGAAACTTCTGTTACGGCGCGCAGGTCAGCAATTCCAACAACTTGGCCGCCGCTGGGGTGGGTGCGCGGATCACGGGGAACCGATTCCGAAACTGCGGGCTGGGCGCGGTTCGGATGTACGCCAGCCGGCGCGGCACAGTGAGCGGCAATACCATCGAGCATGCGGCGGGCGCGGCGACCGCACCCATCATACTGGGCAACATCGGCAACGGCGCGGATCAGCGGGCATACGGCAACACGGTTACCGACAACGACATCCATTACTCGCCTGGTGCCGCTGTTGGTGTGGTTCAAGAGGATCCGAATGGATTCTCCTTCCTGTCCACGGACATCAATCGTGTTTACGGTAACCGGCTGCACGGCACGAACACTTTCGAATTATATCGGGATGCTAACAGCGGCTCTTCGACGCGCCAGGAATTCGCGGCGTCCAAGGCGACGCTGTCTGCGGAGTCGAAGAATTGGCTGCAGCGAGAAGACCGTTACCTGCGGGGCTATTACACCGAAGGCGCGACAACGAAGTCGGTGCTATCGGTCCTGGATCGCGTCACTCTCTCCGGTGGAGGGTTCGGCGGCTCACTGCTCAATGTCTCCGCCGACGCCGTCGGCGGAGTGATCGCGACCGGTTCCAGGACGTCATCGGCGTTCGACGATGCAATGGTCTCGGGCAAGCTCTACGCCGATGGCTTCGTGGCCGTCGCCGCCACGACATTCAGCGCGACGGACGCAAACTTGTTGCCCGACACGGTTGGTTTGGTTCGATACAACGCCACCACAAAGATTTTTGAGCAGAGCACTTCCGTCACAGCTGGCGCGCGCGCGTGGACGGCGCTGGCCGGGTCGAGCCTGAGCGGACTGACCGCCGGACGAATCCCCTACGCGACTGGTGCCAGCGCGATCGCGGACTCGGCGAACCTGACATGGGACAACTCCGGCAAGGTGCTCAATGTTGCCGGCACCACGGGCACGGCTGGAATTGTAGCCGCCACCAGTTTTATTCAGGCACAGGAAGGCTTCTATACCCCGAGCACTTCGAGCGCGGCGCTGGGCGCGCCAGCGGGTGGAGTGACGGCTCTCTCGCTGATCAGCGTCCGCAACGATGGCGCTGCTGGCCTGACCCTGGCCCGGACCAGCGCTACGGTTCGCTCTTACGGCATCGGCATCGATTCGAGCGGCAACCTCTTCCTTCGGGACGAGACTGCCGCTGCGGTGCGGCTCGCTGTGTCGACGGCAGGGCTCTTCACATTCGGCTCGACGGTCAGCATTGACCAGGCCGGTAACCTCACGGCCACCGCCACGGTACAGGCGGCAGGCGTGAACGTGATCAACGGGAGTAGCGCTTTCAACTCGTTGCAGACCAACGCCGGCATCTATGCCGGACTTGGCGTTACGACGGATCAGGCTGTGTATCCGAAGTCGTTTGCC